GGCGAACCGCGTTCTAAAAAAGGCAAACTACCCTAACCTACAGAGGTGACAATCCGAGCGACTTATATTCATCTCAAAAAAATTTCCGGAGGAAAAAATGCGAAGAAAACCCCCCTACTGGAACTTCTGGAAGGTTGTGCTTGCTGGATGGTTGATAAGATATCCAAAGACATTTTTCTCTGCGGGTTTCACGACTCTTGGATTTCTTTTAGTGATGCTATATAATGCGTTGAGTTAAAAAAATTTCGTGGAAAAAATTTACCACATATATGCAAAGGATAGGTGTTTATTTCATTCTGTTAAAGAAAATGAATTTGGCACCACATGGAATACATTAAAGAATATGGTTGGTATTATGAAGACTGACTATAATGTAGAAGATTTGTCATATGAGGAATTGACAATTGATAAAGAAGCAGTGCTCAATTCATCTCATTGACAAATCATATATACTCTGATAAAATTGATCTGAAGGTTATTTTTTCTTATGGCAAAAGGATTTACGGTAAAAGCAAAAACTCCCCAGGTTCAGAAAGAAGAGTGGGATTATGATGCAATTAAAGAAAGAATGAGAGGTAAGTCAATCGTCTTCTGTCTTCCTGGAAGAGGTTGTTCTTTTACTTTTCTCAAAGCATTTGTACAACTATGCTTTGATATGGTACAGAATGGTATGAGTATTCAGATTTCTCAGGATTACTCTTCCATGGTAAACTTTGCACGTTGTAAGTGTCTTGGTGCAAATGTTCTTCGTGGGCCTAAGCAGATTCCTTGGGATGGTAAACTCAATTATGATTACCAACTCTGGATTGATAGTGACATTGTATTCAACACAGAAAAGTTCTGGCAACTCTGTGATCTTGCTCTGAATGCAGAGGGAGAAGAGAAGGAGATTGTTGCTGGTTGGTACGCAACAGAAGATGGACACACAACCTCAGTGGCTCACTGGTTGGAAGAAGATGATTTTCGCCGCAATGGTGGTGTGATGAATCACGAAAATGTGGAGGGTATCTCGAAACGTCGTAAGCCTTTCACAGTGGATTACACGGGATTTGGTTGGGTTCTAATTAAGAAAGGAGTCTTTGAAAATCTTGAATATCCTTGGTTTGCTCCAAAGATGCAAGTCTTTGAGTCCGGTGCGGTTCAGGATATGTGTGGAGAAGACGTTTCATTCTGTCTCGATGCCAAGGATGCTGGTTTTGAGATCTGGTGCGATCCGAGGATTCGTGTGGGACATGAAAAAACCAGAGTCATCTAAGACTTTTGATATCTTATATCAAGGCCGGAGAATCTATCAGAGTCTCTCTCATGAACAATGTGCAGAGGTACTAGAAGAAATCTCTCAACAATACTATGAAGATCAATCATTCGATGCAAACCTATTAGAACTGGAGGAACATTATGGCAATTAAAGGTGGAATGAATAAGATTATTTTTGAACCAGGCCCACCGAAAAAAACTCGGCAGGGACGTTCAGCAAATACTTTGTTATCTGCTACCTCTCGTAATGGACGTAAAAAGAAATATCGAGGCCAAGGTAAATAATTTTTTGAGTGCTTAAATAGAATTAAGCACTCTTTTTTTTATGGCATATCTGAATCATAATCTTCCAACATTCACTTGTTATATTCGTAATGAATTTCTTTACAATCACAAACAAGGACACGGTGAGGTAACATTGTGTGATGTACACTCTGTAGCATCATTGGAAAAGCACGTACCCCTCTTTGAAACGTTTCTAGAAAATGGAGTAAATTGGACACGAAGGCCAATTCATGCATTTTGTTGGAAACCTGATGCACCAGTTCCAAAATTAGAAGAATGTATGTGGTGGGATTGTTTTTCTCCTTATGTTGATGTTCAAGTTCGTTCAAGATTGGCTAATTTACGCGCCGAACTCATCAATTATCGAGGAGAAAAAAATGAAGGTGTCTACATGTTCACTCTTGATTGGGCATGGGAGTCAAAATCAACACTGAATACTAATTTCAGTGAGACTCCAGAGCATAAATGTGCTCATTTTTTCAAGATGGATAATGGAAACTTTTATGCATACCCAAATAATAAAATTTTGTGGTATGATGATGCGTGGATTCGTAATCGAATTGCAAAAAATCCAGGGTATGAAATCGATCTAACTGAGTATTCTGTTGAAAATTTAAGAAGAATTGAGACTTCAGACGATTTTATGTATGAAATTCGGGATAGCAACCCCGTAAAAAGTTCTGATTTTAACGAATCAGGAGCAAAAACCAATGGCCAACAGTCCAATTGACAAAGGTGAAGACTTCATTCAGTCAGGAATGACATTGATTACTGAAATTTCTTCAGAAAAATACCTTCAAAAAGCAAAAAAACTTAAAAATTACAAAATGCCCAATGATCGTTATTCGAGACATTGTGGCGGTGCAAACGGATTTGACGATTTTGTTGAAAGGTGGCATGAATAAGTCAAAAAACACGAATAAATAAGTTAGATTTATTATATTTTCATGCCCACAGAACGGGTAAGTAAGGCATTCAAGGACATCAGCATGTCATTTCAGGTAAATCCCCTGAATTATGACTTGATTGCGACTAAAAATGAGACAGCCATTGCTCGTTCTGTTCGAAATCTTGTTCTGACGTACCCTGGAGAACGTTTTTTTAACTCAAATTTGGGTTCTAGAGTCTCTAGAGCACTCTTTGATAATGTTGATCGCGTTTCTGCATCAATTATTCAAGATGAAATTCGCAACACAATCGAAAATTATGAGCCAAGAGTGAATTTGACGGGTGTAGATGTCAGTCCAGACTACGATAATAACACTTTTAACGTCACAATTCGATACACAATTGTTGGAATTGATGTTTTACCTCAACAATTGTCATTTGCCTTACAACCGACACGATAAATGGCACTAGTTAACTTTACAAATCTCGATTTCGATCAAATTAAAACTTCGATTAAGGATTATCTTAGATCGAATTCGAATTTTACTGACTATGACTTTGAAGGATCGAACTTATCGACTATTATTGACGTTCTTGCGTATAATACATATATCTCCTCATATAATGCTAACATGGTTAGCAATGAGGTTTTTATTGATAGTGCGACTTTAAGAGAAAACATTGTCTCTCTTGCAAGAAATATTGGTTATGTCCCCAAATCACGTTCGGCTTCAAAGGCAACAGTTTCATTTTTCGTCGATACTACAGGATTTACAACAAATCCAATTACACTAACTCTTAGAAAGGGTATTGTTTGTACAAGTGCCACAAGTTTTGGTACTGAAAGTTATACTTTTTCGATTCAGGATGATGTCACTGTTCCAGTTGTGAACGGAATTGCTTCTTTTGATGGGATTGAAGTTTATGAGGGTACATATTTAACCCAGAATTTTACCGTAGACGCAAATAATCCAAATCAAAGATTTATTCTCCCAAATGCCAATATCGACAGCAAACTCATTCGTGTAATTGTAAGAAACACTCAACAAAGTTCTTTCACCCGCAAGTTTAGTCTTGCTGATAACTTAATTGGAGTTAACAGTGAATCAAAAGTTTTCTTTATTCAAGAAATCGAAGATCAAAGATATGAATTAATTTTTGGTGACAATGTTTTCGGTAAAAAACTTGACAATTTAAATTATATTGAAGTTGCATATGTTGTGACGAATGGAGAATCTGGAAATGGAGTTTCTTCGTTCACATACAATGGTAGGATCGTAGATAATAACGGAACTGTCGTAACATCTGGAATTTCTTTATTAACGACAGATGTTACCTCTCAGAATGGAGCAGAGATTGAATCGATAGATTCAATTAAAAAGTACGCACCACGCATCTATGCGTCCCAGAACCGCGCTGTAACTGCCTCTGACTATGAAACCATCATTCCTACACTTTATCCCGAAGCTGAGTCCATTTCTGTTTTTGGTGGTGAAGAATTGACTCCCCCAAGTTATGGAAAAGTCTTCATTTCAATTAAACCTTTTAATGGATCTTTCGTACCTAATAGTGTTAAAGACAACATTAAAACAAGATTGAGAAGTTATAGTGTTGCAGGTATCGTTCCCGAAATTTTAGATCTCAAGTATTTGTATGTTGAGTATGATAGCACAGTATATTACAACACAAATACAACTTCTGGAGTAGATTCTTTAAAAACTTCAGTTGCGTCAAATATTGAAAAATATGCAAACTCTACGGAACTTAATAAGTATGGCGCAAGATTTAAGTATAGTAAATTTTTAAAAATTATAGATGATACTAATCAGGCTATCACATCGAATATCACTAAAATTGTGATGCGTCGAGATGGAAAAATTGAAAAGGATAAATTAGCAAGATATGAAATTTGTTTTGGAAATCAATTTCATATTAAAGATTTGAAGAATGGATATAATATAAAATCTTCCGGATTTAATGTTGATGGAATATCTGATATTGTATACTTATCAGACATTCCCGATGCTGATGGATTAAATGGAAGAATTTTTCTGTTTAAATTAAATTCTTCCGCAGAACCGATTGTTCTTCGTAATAATATTGGAAGTGTTAATTATGTAAAAGGTGAAATTTTACTTAATCCAATTAAAATTACAAATACTGTTAAATTTGATAATGGAGTTCCAATTATTCAAGTTTCCGCGATTCCGCAGTCAAATGATGTTATTGGATTACAGGATTTATATTTGCAACTAGATATTAATAATAGTGTGTTAAATATGGTATCAGATGAAATTTCTTCTGGTGCTAGTATTTCAGGATCAACTTACACAGTAACCTCAAGTTACACAAACGGAGCCTTCGTAAGATCGTAATCATATGTCAGAAACCAGAGTCAACGTTAATCTGCTTGTTGAAGGACAACTTCCTAATTTTGTCAGAGAAGAATTTCCATTAGTTTCCGAATTTTTATCTCAATATTATAAATCATTAGAATATCAAAGTGGAACTTCTGATATTCTGCAAAATATTGATCAATATGTAAAAGTTGATCAATTATCAAACATAACAGATTCAACAACACTCACTCAAGAT